AGTTACAGCATCATCTTGAATCTTAGCGGCAGTTACAGAGTTATCACCGGGGATAGTTGTTTCCCCAATGTCCAGAATACCAACTACCTCCATTGCATCAGAAGAAGTTAAAGCGGTATCTAGGGTAAGTGTAGTCCCAGAGATAGTGTAATTGTTCTGTTGCTTAACACCATTAATCGTGATGATTAACGACTGCTCATTAGGAGGAGTCCAAGTAAGCGTATGCGTAGCAGACGTTGAGCCTGTTACATTAACCCTCCTTATGTCTGAGGCTTTCTGTTCTACTCGGCCTATATAACTCATGTGATTTCAAGAACTCCTAAAACAACCTCAAGATCAGAGTTAGCACTGGCGGTCATGTGTACATCGCCAGTAGCCTCTAAATCAATAGGTTTATCAAGGACAAGTGTTGAGTCAGCGGGAACTGGAACAGTCTTGGCAACATGGTAATAGGTGTCGCTTGATGTTGCTCTAGCCTTTATCGTTACATCCGCTGAATTAGTTCCATCAATGTTACTTACATAACAGGAGTGGATGATTGCGGTAGTAGCGCCGGGTGCGGTATATACTATGCCTCCCCCTGTAGTTAATGCCGCGCCTTGATTCTTAAACGTGTTAGCCATTTCAGCCTCCTAGTGCAATCGCCATCGCTATGGCTGTACCCTCTGGATCACCGGGGGTAATAGTTCCCCAAGAGGTGTCAGTACCATCTGTGGTTAAATATTTTCCTGATTGCCCAGATACGTTAGGAACAATAGCGGCTGTAGACGTAGAAGGAAAACTGTTCTTCAGAACAGTCTTTAACATTCTAAGATGATCGTCGCCCTCACCTACTGGATCGCCAACTACAGGATTTGTGCTAACAAGTTGTGTTACCCAACTAGCGCTTTCTACACTCATGCTGATGCCGCCGTTAAGGTGACAGTAACCTCAAGAGTATCCCCTGAGATAACCGCTCTGGATGATCCAAAGTCAACTACTCCGTACAAAGTACCAGCGGTTCCAGACTTTGCGCTATTGCTATTAATAAAGGCTCCTGCTACAGTAGCCGTTCCGTTAATAGAATAAGTGGCCTTGCTTGCGGTATTGTCAATACTTCCTGCCGCCGCAGTACCTAGCGTAAGGGTCTGACGTACTGCCTGAGAGTAGGCTACTACTTCAGTCCAACCAGAGTGGGAAGCCATAGTATCTCCAGCCGCCGCTGATCCAGCCGCTTTAAGGCCAACATACCATGCGGTGATCTGTGTTGCTCCATCTAACGTACTGGACAAGACATGATTCAAGCCTACAGTAGTGACGAGGTTTTTATTTACTTCTCGCCACTTCTCATTACCTTCTGAGTCACGGCATACGACCTCCCATATATTTTTGAGGCCAAGATTCATATCTGTTTTATGTTGCATTTTTAAGCCTCCATCGGCCTTTAAACTAATTGGGGTATTCAACATCTGTCCATACCGTTGTTGGGTCTGACTCGTCTGACCATGTTGAAGTTGGGTCAGATACGTTAGCCCACGTTGAAGAAGGATCGGTTACATCATTCCAAAGGAGTGAATCTCCATTTGCGTAAGTTAATGATACGGCTATTGTTGTTGACTCAGGATGTAAAGTGTTATTAATATATCCTGTATCTATTGCATATGCTACAGAACCAACAGCATCTAATCTTCCAGAGGAAGTGTAATCAGAAGTAATTGCGTAAGTAGCATCTTCTGAAAAAGTAAATCCTCCTAACCCTGTGTACCCCGTGTCTATCCCAAAGGTAGCAGAGCCAACAAGGGAGTGTGTTCCATTCTTGGTAGCCGTTAGACTAAGCGCAAAAGAACTAGCGCCTATAATATTCCCTATACCTGTGTTGACATTACCTAGAGTAACACCATAAGACGAAGAGTTGGCCTTAGCGGGGGTATCCCAATCTATTCCTATATTACTCCAGTATATAGGAGCAGAGGCTTCAGCCCACGTTATAGGGGCTGTCAATAGTAGCCACTCGTATTCATCACCCTAAGCGCGGAGCCTGAGTGACGATCCTTGTTATCTTGTTCTTGGATATCTTTGATAGCCTGTTGGAAGGCTGTTGCCCATAACTGAACCCTTGGGTCATTCATAACGAATGGCTCTGCCTCTAGCAAGCAACCATAAAGGTATACATCGGGGGCATTAGTAATCATCCAGTTAGTAGGGGCTACTCCAGTAAGAGCATCAAACTTCTTGTAGAATAGCATCTCAATAGTCTGTACACTTCCCGGTATCGGCCCTAACTGAAGTTCATCAGCAATGATGGTGTACATCTGTGGTGTGCCATTCTGTGTGCTACCGTATAGTCTATCATAGATTTCAGGGGTAACATATTGCATCGGGGTGATAGGAGAGGTATTGATTTGCAGATTACGCATCTGAATAAAGTTTGTAGGCAGGGCGAGATTCCTCTGCCCTGAAACTGTTGATGCAGTCTGCTTCTCTTCCATCGCCCTGATGCGAAGTAACCTGTTAAACCTAGCCTCTGCCAGAGCGATAAACTCCGGTATCCGGTCAGTCAGGTCATCCCTGTCTAACCAGTTAGCAACTGCCGTGTTTAACTCGTTGTAATTACTTATAGCCATTATCTACGGGAAATGTAATATACTTTGTCGTTGATAAGGGGGTAGTTTACCTGAGTGTTCCCCGGTTGAGGGGATTGATATAACCACATAATTATAGCCTCGTTGGTGTGGTGCGTAGGAAAGCGTTATCAGGATCATTGAGATACTTCTTCATCAACTTGCTGTCCTTCTCTATCGCGCCGTTGGTTTCTTTCATCCACTTTTCCCATATGCCTACAGGAATAGATGCGACTCTCATACCATGCTGTTGTTTGCCAAAGGTAAGTTTATCGCCGTAGTTATTCAGAAGTTCTTTGTTCTGATTTATAATAGGTTCAGCATCCTGATGAGTTACAAAACTTGTCGTTCCATCAGCATGTTCTTCTACAGTAGTAGGTCTTATGTGTTTCATAAAGGTAATGCACCGGGAGTTTTCGACATATTATCTAATGTTGATACGGCTTTCTTTACAGACGCTTTCTCAGTATAAGGTTTAGCCTTAACCACCTTTTCTTTAGGTAGTTTAAGACCTTCTTTAAGTAGTGCTTTGCTCATTTTATCCTCAAAGGGAATGGCCCCCCGAAGGGGGCCAAACACAGTTACGACGCTTTGACACCAATAACAGCACCAGACGCCTGACCATTCTTACCTCGAAGGCCATATTCGGCAATCATCATCTGTTTGATTGAGTCGCCAGTCTTAGCAAGAGTTTCGGTCTGGAAAGGCCGCAGATAATCTACGCTCCAGTAATCGAAGTCAAGCAAGTACAACTGGTTATCCAAGCAGAAACGGTTAGGTACAATCTTGAAAGTACCGAAGTCCGTTACGATGACATCAACAGAGTTGATGGCACTTGCCGGGGATGCTTTGTCATGGTTGGAAACGATATCAGCAACGACTGAACCAGCCAAAGCAGACATCTTAACCTTTAGGTCAGACTTACACATCAGGATGTCAGGCGTTCCGCCAGCATTCCAAATCTGCTCAACGCATAAGTTAACCATACCCATTGTAAGCACTTTGTCCGTGGTGGACGGGGCGGTTACATGAGTACCTTTACCATTACCAGTATTGGCAATTGGAGCCGGAGTAGCATTACTTCCGTCGATGATATTGGAGTCAGCGGCAGTGGAACTACCCATCCAAGACATACAGGCGGCAGTTTTACGAGCCGTACCAGATGCACCAACAGTAGAAACGTCTTCGCCAGTAAGCATCAATTCCATATCACGCTTAATTTCTTTTGCGCGCTTTGCGAGTTGATAAGCCTGACTTGACTTTCGGCCTGCCCAGTCCACTGCTTCCGCAGTGCCAGAAGTCTGAACCGCTTTCTCAGAAATTTGCGTATACGTCTGCAATTTCTCAGGCTCGACTACTGCCAACGATGCTGGATCGTCACCCTCTTTCTTCTGGTTAGCGGCGGCGGCGGCTAATGTATCTCGTTGCCACTCAAAAAGAGTGTTAGAGCAAGAGCCTCGCCCAGCCCCAGAAATGAACGGGGTGTCCATTGGGCTAATGTTATAAATGATATTACTCAAGTCTTCACGGATTTGTACGCCACCGTAAGTCTCCCGAGTATTTGCGGGAATTGCCATAGCAATATACCTCCTTAGTTAAAGTTCTACGAAATCTTCAAAGAGAGATACAGAGTCATTGACATGACCACTCTCTTTAAGACGCTTCATTGAGGCAATACGTTTGGCTTTATCGGTATCGGCTTTTTTATTAGTACCTTTACCAGACCGGATAACTTTGGGTTTGTTCTTAATCTTTTTCGCTTTAACATCTGAGTTCTGAAGAGCGTCATACTTTTGAGCCTTCATAAGAACTATTAGCGATCTATGGTCTATTAGTTGTTTCAGTTCCTCTTTAGTGAATCCCTGATTAACAGCGTATGAGGAAAGTTCAGATGCCATTTTGCTACGCTTCTCTGTATCATTCCATTCAGGCACAGCCGCTACTAACTTTGTGTGTTCTTCCTGAACAGCCAGTTGACGCATCTTAGCCATCTCTTCCTGCTGTTGTTTATTAACCCTCCCCTGTTCCTCCTGCGCTTGGCGAACACGGTCTTGGGCTTCTCTCAGTTCTTCCTTCTTAGTAACGAAAGCAATTGGGTCTGTTTGTCGCAGATTCTCCCAATCAACATTCTGGAACTGTTCTAATCCTCCCATAGAGTTCTGAACAAATTGTCCAATAGCATCTATGTATTGCTGACGCTCCGCCTGTGCCTGTGAGATTTCATTAGTCCACTGCTGTTGCAGTTGGGCCATCTCATCTCTTTGGCTTGCAAGTTCTTGCGTTTTACGAGTATAGTCAGAGTGTCGGGAGTACCCTTGTACAAGTTCATCAAGGCTTACCTCAAGTTCTTCACCATCAACTTTGACGGCATAAACTTCAGATTCCTCTTCGGACTCGTCTTCTTCTGACTCTTCCTCTTCAGATTCTTCCTCTTCGGATTCTTCTTCAAGGACATCCTCTTCCAATGGTTCGTCTTGAGTTTCCTCAGTAGACTCTTCAACATCTTCGGTAGGGGTGCTTTCCAGTGCTTCTGGTTTGACCTCTTCAGGTTCCAGTAAACTTAGGATTGCTGATTGCGCTTCTACTACACTTCCCGGGTCTGCCGGGAGCGGGGCTACTTGCTTGTCCGCCATTTAAAAATCTCCTTATATTTGGTATTCCTTGAGTTTCTCCGCCATCTCTCCAGTCTCAACTATACTGGTTAGATGAAGGCGTAGTCTCTCAAGGAGTCGTAATGAAAGCCAGCATTGTTCGCGGCTTTCGACATCGTTCACACTTGTTTGTGCCCAAGTGTTAAAAATACTTTCTCCTAATGAATCAAATGCTTCGTTGTACATCGGGTCATTGAGGAGGCGTTTTGCTTGTTCCTCTCTTTGTTTATCCAATCAATACACCTCTGTTCTGTTTCTCTTCTAGCGCAAGTTCAGCGGCTTTAAGTTGTGCATCAACCGCATCCTTCTGCGCTTCCTGTTGAATCTTTTGCATTTTAACCTGTACGTCAGCGGCTTTAATCTCCAACTCTTTCTGCTTAACTTGCATCTCCATCTGAGCCAACTGATCTTCCGTGGAAGGTTGCTCAGGTTGCGGGGGTGGAGGTTGAGTTAAGAAGTCATCAACATTCTGATAACCCATTGCCTTAATAAGCGCCGCCCCAAGGTTGTACATATTCTGCGGGGTTACGATAGGTAGTCCACCCTGCATGGCCTGTGATGCAAACTGGAGCATTTGGGAAAGGTGGGCCATCTGCTGATCCTTTGAGCCATTACCAAGGGCAACAGAAACGGTACAGTCCATCTTGTCGCTCCACATATCGGGGCGTACAGGAACCCACTCATTCCTTAGCATAACCACCCTTTCTTTGTCCTGATACTTCAGGAGGAGTTCATAGATGCAGTACATCAATTCCTTAACGCC